AATTTCTCACAATCTCCTCCATTACATTTAGAACATTTACATGATGTCCTAAATTCATCAACTAAATATACTTTATATTTATTTTTTCTAAATAATCTTCTAATTCCAATACCTAATGTAGGCTCTTTAAATTTCATCTGCTTCTTTTGTTCCCAATCACCAATGCATATAATGGTGTTTTTAGGATCCCCAAATTTTTTCTTGAAATTATTAATCATATTCTGTTCACTTCGTTTAGTATTTATATACCTACCAAATTTCAATTTCCTAAACAGATTCTCTTGATAAAAAGTAAATAGTATATGATTGATTCTATTTTTCTCTTTCAAATATTCTTTGAATTTAGTAATATTTAATGTCTTCCTATTATATTTCGATAATTCCATTTCATATTCAATAATAGTTTTATCATCTATTTTATTATGTTTCTTTGCAAGAATAATATTGTTATATTTTTTTAATTTAGTTTCTTTACGTCTTTGATTCTGTGAATATCTAAAATGATTCGCTTCTTTAGATGCATTATCAACCGCATAAATAAGATCTTCTTTTCCAGGATCGATACCAACAATCTTTTTATTTTGTAAATGTGTATAATCTTCTAATTTATCAATATACATTTCATTAGATACTTTAATTGGAATTTTAGGTAATTTTCTTCCTACTAAATCTTCTCTCAAAAACAGGATACTAACTCCAACTCCATCTGTTGATATCATATGATGATATGAATATCCCTTCTTTTTGAACATTTTTCGTTCTGTTCTAAAGAAAAATTTCCATATATCATTTTCTCGTTTTTTAATACTAGCAACAAATGATTTTTTGGTGCCGTGCTCTTCTCTTAGTAACAATTTAACTAAAGTTGTAGTATCTAATCTTATATATTTTGGTGTTATTTCTGATCTCATTGGAAATACATTATAAATAGTATTATTTTCGTTATCATGTTGTACTTGTTTCATCATATATATCATGCATGTAAAATAAGTCAATGAATTAGCTTTCAAGTCATACATTAAATTATCTTTTTCATATTTATTTTTATTAGGTAGTACATGTTTTTGCTGTTCCACAATCCATGAATGATATTTAGAATCTGATTTATATTTTTTTTCTATATTCAATAAATCCTTTTTTACTTTTCTTAATTCATTACAGATTTTTCTAATTTCTTCAACTTTTTCTTCTTTAGTTTTATCTGAATTTTTGATAGATTCAATAGAGGGTTTCTTTTTCCAAATTACATTAACAAATCTTTCTACATATTCAATATAATGTAATACAATGTTATTTTCATACATAGTTAATATATCCTCTGTTAAATAAGCTAATACATTACTTAAATTTTCATAATCCAATACATCTTCTTGAATAAGAGATTTATAATGATTATTGTAAAAATTAGTAAGATGTTCTTTCAATTCTTTTGTATCTTCGTTAAGTTTTGCACCTCCATTTGCTTTCTTAATACATAATATTTTCATAACATACATAATTAACTTCTTATCTATAATTGGTAACGTATTATTGTTATTTTCATAAAAATGAAGTAGATATAATTTGATGAATTGCAGTGTATGAATAACGATTTTATGACATTTTATAACTACATTATTAATTATTGGTAAATTGAGTTCTGGATGCTTCAATATACTTTTCAATGAAGTCTTAACAGACTTGAAGTATTCAGGTGGTTTTTCTTTGACACTCATAATTTAATTAATATTTTAGAGTTAATTAAATATTCAATTGAGGATTTATAAAATTCATCACCTATTAAAAAGTAAATTAAATATTCAATTATTTTTAGTTTATTGAGCATTCAATACCAAGCAGATTATTAATATTACCACGTTCGTAGAATTCTTTGCTACATGAACCAGTTAATACATATGTTCCATTGGTTGTGCGATGTCCTGTTATCTTCCATCCATCAGAACCGAACATGTATATTTCAATGGTATCATAATTTTGATTCAATAATATATCTGGATTTTTATACACCGAATCTCTCCAAATATTTTCTTTTATATATGATGGATGTGGTAAAAAAGAAGGATGATCTGTATTGAAACATTTACCTATTAACTCAAAAAGAGCATATGTATTTTTCATAAAAACTCTATGAGCATTATTAGTAACAGCAACAGCCCAACAATCTCCGCTTATCATATGTTTAACTATTTCAGGTGTTAGGATTTTCCCATTCACGGAGATTAAAGAATAATCATTATAAAATGGAACCTTCATTTATTATTGTTGTTTATTAATATATATTATATTAATAATAATTAAATATTCAATTATCTTTAGTTGACGCTACTCATATCTGGTTCGATACTTACTTTGTGATAGTCACTATTTAAAAATTCAGGTTTTAGTAATAATTTCTTTGTAACCCATAAAACAACTACTAGTGTATATCTTTGAATATTTTTAATATTTTTTGGATCTTTGAATTGTACTTTGAAAACTGTATCTAGTTTACTATCGAATACAGGACCGCTACAAGCACTTGTTAATGTGGGATAAGGATCGAAGCAGTGTGTGCATATTCCTTTACTATCTATATTTGATGGTAGGATATTAAGAGTATCTATCTCATTCAAGAATATAGATGTTTCTGGGATTCTAACAGCATTACCGTAACTCAAAGAATAGTGAGTTATAGGCCAATCATCATCTTCTGTTGTAAAATTGCAGTAATTATTATGTTTGATGAATTGAGTATTAGTAGCTAGGAACGAAATTGCTTTACATGGAGCGTTATAATTGAGATGAATAGTACCTGTTTGACCTTCGCTGAATTCCTCTGTGCTTTGTATAACAATAAAATCATCGATAAATCGTGAATATCCTTTATTTTGTTTACATTCGCATTTCATATCATTTCGTTCATCGTCGTCAATACTACTTATACGTGCATACATTTCAGGCATTTGTAGATATTTATCATTACTTGTATTATATTGAATATATAAGTTATTGAATGGTACTTCTTTCCATTCTCCTTCATCGTCTTTCATTCTCATTCTTAGTAATTTATCGATTGGAAGAAATTCAAATCTATGAATGATTTTATCTTTATCTTTCATTAGGAACATTGGGATAGCTCTACTTAGGTGTAGACTATAATACCAAGGAAGATGAATACCTAACATATCTTCAGGAAGTTCGGAAGACCAAGTAGTCAATTCGGGTTTATGACCAATTAGTCTTAGAAACTTTGGTAAGATACGGGGGTCCATGAGAGTCTTCATATAATGAAATAGAGTAATAGGAGTAAGAGTATTAATTACAACATCATCACTTTTGAGTATACCAGTTTTGAATAGATTAATACCAAAATAATCACACCATTTAATTTGAACAGTATCCAGATATTCAGGAGCTACTTTGACTCGTGGGATTTCTTGTACTAAAAAAGAATTAATTAAATAGTCTCCATTTTCATCTAGTTTATAATCTACGATACCCTTATTTGTTTTGATACTTTGCATAGGAACAGTAATTGAACTATTACGTGCAGTAGGTTCAAATACATCAGCGAAGACTGTATTCCATACATCTAATTTATTAATATGAATTTCTGTTTGAATGGGGGTCATTTCTCTCAAATCATAGCGTGATGGGTTAGCCATTTTTTATTTATTAGAGACTTTACTCATAAGCGAAATATAATGAAACGACGGCATACATTAAAATAACTATAAGATATAAAACTAATGATATATATTTCCATTTATTCTCTGTATTATATAAATATACTAATACAAAAGATGCAACTAGTACAATTGATGTTAATCCAAATAATGCAACTACCCATGTTAAAACTGTAATATTAAGTACTATTATAAGTGATATACCCCATAATAATGTAAATCCTGCTATAACTAATGCAGGCAATAAAAATGTATAATTATATTCTGGCTCTGTTAAAAATAAAAAGATAGTAGATAATACAGCTAGAGCATTGAATGCTATTAGCAATATAAATAATAATATATAAAAAACTTTTTGATACATGATTTTTTTCTTTCCTGCTCCTAATTCTCGTATTACGTAGGAAACTTCAGCATCCATACTTAAATTTTGACATGATGTTGGATCTACTTGGATAGGATCAGTGAAAGGTAGTCCTGCTTCAGGATTTGATAATATTTCTTTTTGAAATTTATCTAATTCAATAAATGGATTTTGATTATTTCTTAGATATGCTTCTGTTATATAATAAATATTTGATACATCATTATTTTTTAATCTATTACTGCCTATAAATTCATTCAATATATTTTTTATATTATATTTATTAATTTTTGGTAATAATGCAATAGAAGAATACGGAGGTGGTAATAATACATTAGGTTGATTAGTAATATAATATGCAAATAAATTTTTTCTTGTTTCAGGAGATGCTATCGAAAAATATGATGTAAGATTATTTTCTTTGATATATTTTTTAAAATCTTGTGTGAATTCTGCTTTATATGAATCACTGGTAACATTTCTAGCACTGAATATTTCTCCAATATAACTCTCATCTCCAAATAACTGTTTTGGTTCAGGATTTATCTCTAATGCACTACCTTGCGTATTAGTATTTTTTGATCTAATTAAATTGGACCCTTCTAAATATTCAGGTTCATCTATAACACTCTCCGTCATAATTTTATAATTATAAATAAATAAATATATCATAAAATACGATGAGCCAAGCATCTAAAAAATTAATTATCTCTGAAGAAACTAATCAGAAATTAAGAAAATATAATGCTATTCTAAAATCTTTAATATCTATAAATTTTATTATAAATTCTATTATTATTGGATTAACAATAGCATGGTATATTCTTTTTTATAATAAAGATTTTTTTATATCTGCTACAATAATTCTTTCATTAATCTCTTTCACATGGTTATGGGGGCTTATATTTTTCATTATTTATATATCAAAGAAGGGAAAAAATATAGCTTTTAGAATTTTATGGTCTCTAACAAGTATTGTATTACTTGTTCCATTAGTATTAGGTATTTTTTATACTCTCCAAACATTCACACCATTATCAATAGATAGTATATTTATTATTGTTATAATATGTTTAATATTCATATCCATGTTCTTGTATCCATTTAATTCTTTTTACTATCTGATTGCGCTAAAACAGGTCATGTAAGTGTACGTTTTCTCTTAATGAGTTTTTTACAAAGGAAAAAAATGTTTTAAATAGAAGACTATGTAATATAAAAAGAATGTCCTCAAAAGTTCGTCAGTCCGGAGAGCAGTTAAGTGCTGAAGTTGCTGAAATTCGTCAAACAGTTCACCATCTCAATGGTATCCTGCTTGCTCTAATTCCTCAAGATCATAGTATTATGGTAGGATCTAATCTTACCACACGTCCTCAACTACGAGAGATTGTCAAAAATGTCGATAAATCTCTTCGTACAGTTTCAACTAAAGTTCGCAAAGGTGTTCGTCGTCGTACAGCGCCTGAAGAAGGCGATGGAACTGCTCAAGTAGTTCCCAAACGTCACGGCGGTCTAGATCGTCCCAATTATTATGCAGATGAACTTATCAAGTTTTTCCTGAATTCTAATATGGGAACTGTTGATCCTCTCAATCCAAAATCTGAGAAGTTAACAGATATCCTCAAGCGATCGCCATTTGGAAAGAAAAATATTGCTACTTCATTCACATTCAGTCGACTATTCAGTATTTTAGTACATGTTAATAATTTCAAAGATCCTGAACATGGACAGTATGTTAAATTCCCTGAAGGATATCTCCAAAAGAATCTTCCAACTATTCATGAAGTTCTTAGCAAAGCTAATTTCAAATTCGATAAAATTACATGGATCCATTTAGGCCAAATTACTTCAGCAGGTATTATAGCTAAAGCTGGACTTAAAGAATCACAATTAGATGAACTCGCGTCAACAGTCGATGTTTCTCGTGATGTTGAATCATTAGTTAAACAATCTCTTGATCGTTATAAATTCAAGGAAACAGCTCCAACTCCTGTTGTTCAAGCATCGCTTGTAGCTCCTACAAAATCATCCCCCAAAAAAAAGTAAATAAATAAATAATTATATTATTAATAATAATAATATATTTTAATCCTTTTAGAAAACATAGTTTACTCTGTTAAAAAGAAGTATGAAAAATACTATCTATTTATCAATAGGACTATTTTTTTTGTTGATGATATTTTTACTTTACTTATTTATTGTTAATCCTACTTTTTCTCTTAATGTTACAGGTAACGGGTCTTCATCAAATCTACAATGTGATGGACGCGAACATATATCATATTACATGATACAGAAGGGATATTTAGAGAGAATACTATTCACAAGCATAGAATCAAAAAGTGATAGTTGGAACCAATCTCTTGATAGAGTATATGGAATCAATAAATCTATAGGAGATACCATTAATTGTGTAACTAACACACATGTAGGAAACAGTGTAGAATCATATCTTAATTCTATAGATGATTATTTAGTATCTATATTAGATTCATTATTAATGGATAATAATCAAAAATTTGATGATACAATGAAACATTTAACACGCGTTGAAAAGGAACT